TTACACTGATGGTGGCTGCATCACCTGTGTCACCTTTCTGACCCTTATCTCCTTTATCCCCTTTTAATCCTTGGGCACCTGTAGCGCCAGTATCCCCTTTATCTCCTTTAGGGCCTTTAGAGACGGTTACGTTGATTCTAGCCCTAGCCATTATACAGCAACCGTTACGTCTTCTACAATTTTGAAAATACCGTAAAGCAAAGTCTCTACAGAAGAAGGGCTTGTACCACCTGAATTGGGGGCGATTTTTTGCTGAATATCATAGACATAAATCCCAGAAGGAACGTTAACCCCAGTCATTTGATCGTGAGATTTAGTAAAAGTAACGAGGCCATCGTCTGTGGTTGAGACGGTGCCATCCATTTGCAAAACATATCCCTCAGTGGTTCCTGGCCCACCTGTCCCATCATGAGTGTCAACCTCCCTAACCTCCATCTTGTAGAAATAATAATCAGAAAGATTAGAGTCCTGAGTGTTACCCAAAACTAAAGCTATTCCTGCATCATCCTTGAGTTCGAGGTTAAGGTTAAACGTGTCTCCTCGCTTGCAAGTGATGTCTACTCTTTGCGACCTATCTAAGTTGATTTGATTTGCCATCTTGTTACCCTAATATTTCTGATGTTATGTTTCCAGGTTCTTCTGGAAGCTCACCCCTATCCCCTTTTCTCTGAGAGATAAGCTTGCTCTGCTCCGCAGCCTGCTTCTTTACTCGGTCGTCTTTTCTATCTTCCTTAAGAACCTCAAGTTTCTCTTTGAAGTTTTTGTCGTCCTCCTTAAACCCAAGCGTAGCCTGAGCCTTAATCATCTCTATCTCTTTTCTAAACCCGTGCTTCACTTCTTCTAACTGAGCCTCTAGTTGAGTCTTTAGTTGCATCTCTTGCGCCTTCAGTTGCGCCTCCATCTGAAGCTCCTGCTGTCTTGCCTGAGAAGCAGCCTGCGCCGCCTGCTGCTGAATCTGAGCCTGCTGCTGAGAGTTCTGCATAGCGATCTGCTGTTGCTGAGCCATACGCTTCTTACGACGCACAATGAGAAGTCTCTCGGCCTGATTAATATCCTTTAACTGACGAACAGCAATAGCATCTTCTAAATCGATTTCTTTCTGACCAAGAGCAATTTGAATGTTCTGTTCTAAATACTGCCGCTCTGCTTCCTCCATTTCTTTGACCACACGTACACCGAAGTTATACATAGCCAGGTTCCTAAAAGAGCTTAGTACTTTCATGTTTTCTTTTCCGATTGCGTTCTCATAAATGCGGTAAAGAATGGAATCTGGATGAATAATCTGAACGCACTTTACGATATCGCTACAAACCTTCTTATAGAGAACCATAGAAGAGTTTGTGATATCATAGATAGCATTATTTGCAGCAGCTAATGCTTGTTGTCTTACGCCCACCAAAGCGTCAGACTTAGGTGTCGATGCATCCATTACCTCGTTAATACCCGTTGCATCACGAATCATTCTGAGGTAGTGGTTATACAGACCGATTAACTCGTTAATATTTCGAATACTATTTCCGATCTCCCTAATAGGCGGGTTTTGAAAACCACCCTCTGGGTTTTTACTTCTGTAGTAGAAGACGCCCGTCTGCTCGTAAATATCATGTAGATCCAAAGGCTGGAGTTCACCGCCTTTACCTAACTGAACATTCTCCAATCCTTCTATGTCGATAATAATACCGTCTGGCTTAGCTTTAGCTACGGCCTGCTGAATTTTAAGGTGAGTCAACTGAAGCTGATCCGCAAAACCAATGCAGCTATCCACCATGGACTTAGGCATCATATCCAGCAAGTTAGTGGCGCAGACAGAATACGAAAGATTGGTTCGAGAGATGTCGTGAATATTCTTCGGAATATTGTTTTTCTTTCCGTAGTTAAACAGGAAGTCAGTACCCAAGATGTAGCATCCGCCATAAACAGAGGCGTTTTCAAGCTTCATCACTTCTCTATTGAATACAGAGTTTTTAGGTCCCTTGTAGTTCTCCCCCTTAGAATAAAAACCAATGTTTCCGTATCTACTCTCCTTAGATTCAAAATACTCACAATCAACAGACATAAACTCAAAGTCCAGCACCTCAATCATATACTCATCGTATCCAAAGCTAGATACGTTATTTACCCTGTCATACGAAGACTGGTTGAGCTTAGAAGCGTCATACCCGTATTTCTTCTGAGCTCGCTGAGCGATCTTTTTGTAATCATCTTCTGTAAACTGGTCGCCTGCCATGCGCTTAAGCTCCTGAATAGGAATGTGTCTAACGTGTCCAGCATAAACGAGATCACTAAAGTTAGGATCTTCGGTGAAGCTGTGAACGAAATTTAACGGGTCGACATAGCTGGTCGTAATACCATACTCAGGGTCATTGTCTCTTTTTGTGACCGCCATACCAAGAACGGTAAGGTCATTAACGCAGCGTCTGAATATGTTTTCATTAAAGTCGTTCCACTCTAGCGTAAGGTTGGTTGCAATCTGCGCCGCAATTTCAGAAGAAGACTTAATGTTATTTCCGATAAATATCTCGGCTTCCTCAAGGGTCTCTGGTATCTCACTAGCCTTCATGCCTACGCTCACCCCTGTCTTTTCTTCGATCTTGGCTAATTGTTCTTTAGCCTGAATCATCATCTCCATCTTCCTTCTTTCTTTGTCTTTTTCGGAAGAAGAAAGCGGGTCGATGGCCTCTAGGTTAGGATATGGACTAAAAGATAGTATTTTGTTTACTACAATTCTAACGAATTTAGGAAGGATAGGAACTGGCGTGAAATCCAGATTAAGCATACTTCCATCGCCGTTATTAGGGTCAAGAGAAGTAAGAAGCGACCTGTAGATAGCCGTATCCTGCGTTCCGTTTGCGTATCTACGGTTTTTCTCAAACGTCTTCTTTCTGTTTCCGTATACGGAGTTTTGCTGATCCATCTTTCCCCATTGCTGATATATAGACTTAGCATACTTAAGCCCATAATCTTTTCCCTGCTTTTCCTCAGAGGAAGCCAACGGGTCAGGAAAGTTAGAAGATTTTTTATTATTACTATACATCTGCAGTGGTAGAGTTATTTTAACTCATTGCAAATATAGTAAAACTACAAGTGCCAGGCTTTTGGCTTGTGAGTCCTAAAAAACTTCTTATCAGAAAAGTCAGATTTAGGCTTTTCTTTTTTTTCTTTTTGCGCCGCAAGTAGCGCCAACCCAGAGCTAATAGTCAAGTCAAACTTAGTTCGCTTGTCTATTTTGTAGCCGATCCAGTCCTCTAACGTCCTGTTAAACATCATTTTACCTATTTCACCGTTTTCGGGGTTGATTCCAACATGATCGTGAATATAGGCTTCAATGGCATGGGCATGAGCCTGAATAACGTCCTGAGAGTTAGACGGTATGCCCTTGGTTCTGACATTAGAGCTAGAGCTATTATTTCTAAGGTGGGATGGCCTATCCATCAAATAGCCGTCATAGCCCCTTGATTCAAAGTACCTGGCTATCCCGTATTTATTGTTTTCTATAAGTATCGGATACCCGTAAAAAAACGCACACATAAGCACGTCTTCATAAAAAATACTAGCTAAATCTGGGCGGGAGGCATACTCCACCACAAACATATTTGGCGGCACATCCATGTTGAATTTATTGTAGAGGTGAAGCGCACCCTTAGAGCCTCTACCGTCAACGGTTGCGTCTAGGTCATATGAGTCAACGCCGCCTACACCGATATGAGAGTTTGGGGCGACGCGCTTTCCACGATCATCAGCTTTTTTATTTCTTAGGTGATCAGGCGGCAGCCAAGCTACACGAAATCTACCGTTGGGGTCAGGCGAGAAAACAACCTCCTCGTCTTTCGTTCTCCATACAAAATTACCTTGCACCACTGGGTTTGGATACAGGTTATCGTTATGCTCTATCTGCTGATATATCTTTCCGATATTAAATAAACTCCCCTCAATGCTGTCTCTAAACGCTTCATCTTCAGTGAACGGGAACTGCCTAATAATCTCGTTTAGCTCAGACGGATCATCTTTAAACGAGTGTCTCTCATTTTTAAGGTATTTTCGGCTACCCTGGTCCACGAAATCTCCATCTACCCCCTCTATTTCTTTTTCTGGCTCTTCTACAACGGCGTTTCCGTGTTTATCAAAAAACCCTTCCAGCGCATTATATGCTGGGATAAAAATACGGTAGAGGCCAGAGCGAGTACGACCGTTGTTGTTTCGCTCGTTTGGATCTGAATCAGCCCATAAATCCCTGTATTCGCTTCCTCCCTTATCCATCGGATTGACCGTGCTGCCAACTAGAGCTTTCCCGACAACCTTTTTACCTACAATAAGACAGGTTCTTTCAATCCTCCATGCTTCGCGTATGTCTGCTGGCTTCTCCCACTTACCCGCCTCATCGAGGTATAGCATGTGCAGCTTCTCACCGTCATATGCGTTATTCGTAGTGTTCTTCCAGTTTATAACCGTGTTGAGGGCGTCTCCTCTGTTTGAGGTTTTGTTGTTTTTAGTAATTCTCTTCGAAGGCTCTCTGAAAGCGAGCTCCATGCGGGGATTCGTAGTACCATCCTGAATTGGTTTGAAGAAAAACGGGTAGCTGCGAAATATCGCAACTACTTTCTTCATGAAAATGTTTTCCTGGGAGTCCTTACCAGTCTTTGACTGAATGCCCAGAAGTTTCTCTTTAACTTGACTAGCTTCGTCCACAAGGACAGCAGAGCATATATTAGTGTAGCCAGAACGGCGACACTTAGTATATAGCTGACCGAAACAACGGGGATCAGCTTCGCAAGCAGCCATGTGAAGAAAGATTTCCTTTTGGAAAGCGAGGTATGATGGATATCCGATATCAATTTTAGACCATTGTAGAAACATATAGTGTCGCCCTGTAATATACGTAGGGACCCCATTATTGTAAAACCAAACACCGTCGCGCCTACGCTGAAACTCTTGTTCGATGTAAGCACGAAACTTTTTCCGAAACTCGGCAGGCTTTTCGAGCCACTCATCCATACTGCGTATCCGCTGCAATTCCTCTGGCATAGGTAGCCTCTTCCACAACTGCATTGCCTTTGGTAGGTCATGGAAGAGAATTTCCGATCTGCGCGGTTTCTTTGGAAGTACCACGAGTAGCCCATGGAGTTCGAGAACTTCTCCTTCTGTACCGTTAGGGTCGATCTTAATCCCCTTAGTTTCATATCCTTCTATGTCGATTAAATTGGACATTAATAACTTCTTCCAAATTTACCCATTTTTCCCAAAGCTGCAACACCAGTTTTTGGGTTAGTGAGTTCCATCTGGGCACCGCATTCGCAGCTCCCTTCGACATAATAAGTCTCCCCGTCTTTTACTTTCATAGTAAGCGATCGCTCAAAGCGTTCCTTACCGCATTCTGGGCAATGTAGGTCTGGCATGTTGTTTAATTTAATTCGTACACCCGACAGGATTCGAACCTGTGACCGTCTGCTTAGAAGGCAGATGCTCTATCCAACTGAGCTACGGGTGCATAGGTTAACGCCTGTTGTAATTTAGCTTGAAGTTATGCTTTAAATAACCAGCTGTATCTGTCTGATTATCAAAGTTATAGTCATCCCAATAAATGAGTCCACTGGCGTTATTTTGAGAATCTTTCTGCGAATCCACCTGAGTAGTCTTTTTCTTGTTCGATTTCTCCATTATTTCTAAGGTCTTTAACCATTTGTTCTAGTCGCTGGCGCTCAATCAAAAGCTCTTTGCAGTCGATAGCCGTCTGCTTGATAGACTGTAGCTCCGCCTTTCGAGCGGACCCACCAGCTTCGGGATCGACAGGTTTCTTTACCTCTTCGATCATGTTGTTAATGGCAACCTCCATGCTTTGCATAAGCCTTTCAGCAGCACTAATAGTGGTAAACTTACTTTTCGACATACCAGAGGTCTTCTGCACGAACACGATAGTATTCCTTACCGTCAATTTTGATGCGGTAATCCATGTTTTTCTTAAAGCCTACTACGTCTCCGACCTTTAGCCCAAGAACTTCCACCCAAGGCGGCGTAAAAGAGACCATGCCTTTCGTGACAGGGCTATCTTTAAGTTTAACAACATCGATAATACTGGACTGTTTTTCTTCTGGTTCTTCCACTCCTTCGAGAAGTGCCCAGCCCGCCATCGGATGTATGACACCAGTCTTTGCAGACTTGTAAGCAATAGCCTGGTTATTAATGGTATGATCAGGATCGTAGCGTACAAGATAGTGGTTATCCTCGCCAGTAAGAGGCTTGCCGCCGTTAATAACAACAAGATGATGGAAATAAAGTATGTCACCGACTTCCACACCAGTGTTGTACTTAAACGGGACCGCCACGACGGGCGCTTCGGTTGTTCTGTTTTGAAACTCATTGTATTTGTTGTCTATGTATAGTTCTAATCCGCTTTCTGTGGTAATTGTGTCATTAATAAGCTTGTCGATTTTTACGACAAACAAGTCAAATGTTCTCATTCATTAAAAGTTTAAATCAAATTCGAGCATACACGGCATCTCATCGATGCTTTTCCAAAGAAGAGTTCCTTCTTCGTTTTCAATGTATACCAAGTATCTTTTTTTGCCAAATTTATGAAGATATCTGTCATCTTCTAAAATAGCCGAAACTTCACCTTTTCCAGCTCGCATACCAATGTAGTATGCCATTCCGTCCTTGGGTTCTTTCCCAACGACAATTTTTCTAATAAGTCCTTCCATTAGTTTAATGATATGTCAAGATCACCAAGAAGATCGCTAAGATCTATATCGTCGTCATCTTCATCGACATAAGCATTATCCATAACTTCCTTCACGGCATCTAGTTCTTGCCTATTTTGAAGGTTGAAGCTATACATGGTTTTCATTTCGGCTGATCCGTCTCCGTATTCAACTTCGTCTAAGTCGATGACTCCTACAACGATGGAGGCTAGAACTCGATCTTTCATATCAAATTCGTCGATAACCTCCTCCATCTTCTTGACGAGTGAGTACATTTCGGCGAAGAAGAGGGTGTCCTTGGGGTTCATGATGTAAATTTGTTTATCTCAAAGATACAATATAATTTATATGCCTAAGTCAACAGTTAAAAAAACGCGATTGTTTAGGGAAGTGTCTAGACTTCCTGATAAATACGTTAAGCAGAACTATTTAAAAAACCTTCGCTCCGCTACAAATGAATTCTTAGATAGCAACCCTGACCTTACTAAGTCTTACCTGCACTTGCTCTTGTTTCTTTACGATCTAGAATTCTTTACTATAGACTATGTTTCTCTAGAATACGGAATAAACAAAAGCAACCTAGCAGATAGAATGATATACCCACTGGTTGCTTCTGGTTACCTCTACAAGCACTTTGATAAGCTTACGCCTTCTCAGACGCTAGAGGATCATCTGTTCCGTGATGAAACAAAATATAACTACAGAGTTCGTTATGCGATGTCGCAGAAAGGTAGGCTAGCGGTGCAGCGTTTCTACAATTCACTTTAACGGCCTTGGCCTCTATAGGCTTTTTTGTAGTTCTTGCTATTCTTACTCTTAGAGCTCTTTGTCTTTGAGTGTACTCCAGGACGATTGACTTTGTTCCTGGTTGGAGCGTAGTTATTTACCTGCTTTGCCATTACAAAGAAACTAACATGTCCATGAGCTCTTCTTGTGGGAACATATCAGACTTGTCTTTTCTGACATTCGTGTGTGTCCACAAACCCTTTACTTTCCCGTAGTACGCATCTTCATTCCATTCAAAGGCGTCAGCACCTTTTTCTTTGATGAGGGCGGGCAGTCCCGCGCGTACATCAATATTGTCTCGCTCTGCAATCCATAGGATCCACAGCCGTAATGACTCGATCTGAGCATCAGAGTAACGATGCCAGTCTTTGTATCCTCGAAACTTCTTCTTTAGTGTTACAATCTGAGATGGATCTGCTACGGTACCAGCATACGTCTTGCCGTCCTTAATATAACCGAAGTTATTTACCTCAATACCGACAGACTTCTTGTGCATCTCGAACGAACCATTCTTTCCTAAGTGATAGCCCCAGTTTCCTTGTGGGAAAGCCTGAACGACTACACCGTCATACTTGTCGTCATTCCCTTTAATAGACTGTCCTCCTAGCACAAATTCTGTTGCTATTCTTCCTCTATTGTCTTTCGCCCAGTTATTGATCGTTCTAAATGGGTTATTCCATCCAGCCGTGTGATGCAAGAATACCCACTCTGGCTTTACTGGCCCTTGGCAATACTCATGCCCTGGCATATAGTTCTTGTTTATAGTAAGGCCGTTGCTAGTGACGTATGACTTCTCGGAGTCGTCTGTAGAAACCAGGTCCATAGCTTCCCACGTTCGTGGACCTACGATACCGTCGGCATTTAATCCATTAGCCCGCTGCCATCTAATAACAGCTTCATACGTTTGAGTGCCGAACACTCCGTCTGCTGGAATTCCTAAAAATTCCTGTACCTGGGCTACTTCAGGTCCTGTTCTTCCAATTCTTAAGATCATTTAATTTATTTTTTGCTTCTTGTCTTTTAGCGACGAGAAACGGTTTAATTCGTTTTATCCTTGGATTGAAGTAGCTCTTGCTACCCAATTACCGACGCTTGATTGGGCGCATACGACCACCTGGAGTCATTCCCATTCCTGGGCGATCAGAAAGCTTTTCAAGGAGGTCTTGAATTGGAGAAGCTCCAGGTCCTCCCTGAATGTCTCTTGAAAACTCTCTAGACTCGTCTCTCAACATTTCAGACTCCATCTCCCCTGCGTCAAGCTCGTATGAACCGTCTCCTCTTGGGATGATTCTGTAGTCAATATCTTCGATGTATCCTTCTTGGCTTGGGTTACCGTAAGTCTCCCAGTCTCCGAATACTGTTGCCATGGTTCCATCAGGGAGCTCCATGGTTACATATTGCTCACCGCTTTCGGTTGTAGCAATTGGTTCGTAAGCGTACTGACCAGGGATCTTGATTGAAGGTCCGTTGCCTTTTACTTCGCCGCCCTGCTCGTACTTATTTCCGTAAGCGTTACGCTTATATTGCCCCAACCTCTCCAAGAGGTCTTCAGTAGCTGATGCCCCCATTCCGCCTGTTGCTTCACGAGCCATTTCTTCTTCTTCGCGACCGCTGAAATCCTCTCCTTCGAGCATGAAACGCTCCGCACCCATCTTTTCCTTTACGTAGTCGTCCATTGAGTATTCCCGATCCCTGTTTAATCCTTTTTGGTACCACTTCTCAGTACTCCAAACGTTGTCGTCTTTATCTACTATATAGAAACCATCATCATACATGCTGTAAAAACGAAGGTCACCAGCGACGTAACCATTGTCAGCATCACCATCGAACTTGTCACCAAGTTTACCTATGTATTTAGGGTACATACTCTGAAACCTTCTGTCTCCTCGGATGCTCTCTGGGAGAGGCATGTCCATAGAACCGCCATGCGCGTATTCAATAGAAGTCACCTCTCTTTTAGGCATGAAAGGAACAAAATAACCTTTTTCTCTAGCAATGTCTTGACTATCTAGACGATATCTCTGCTGATCTTCAAAAGAGCCTTTTCTTGGATACAAGTCCCCAGATGCTTCTCTTTCTCTTATAACGCGATCAATCGCACGATTAAGCGGCATATAGTTTGGCTGATTTTTTCCAGTAGTCGATCCCTCTCCTTTAAAAGATCTTCTGGTTTTGGCTCTCATTGGTCTTGGCATAATTACTTTTTGTTTCTTTTATCGTATTCTTCCTGGATTTGCTTCCTGGTAGCTATATAGTTTTTCTTGACTTCTTTCTGATAAGCTCTAGCAGACTTCATTGCGGCTTTACCAGCAGCTTTGGCTCTGTCGTCTTTATTTCGCATAAGATTGCGAGCCACTTCTTTACGCTTTTTAGCAGCGTTTCGAGCAAGTTTCCTAGCTGTTTTTCGAATGCTTGGCATCTTTACAATTTTCCGCTAATATACGTATTAAATAATTCCCTTGCTTCGTCCTCTCTGTCCTGTAAGTAGATAAGATCACCGTCTTCTACTACATAAAGACCTATAGCTCTCAAAAGGTCGATAGCTTCTGGGTCATACATACCAAAAGCACCTAAAAGAACGTCATCAAAGTCAAGTGTATACCCTTTTTCGTAGTCATTTGGATCTTTGATGTTTAAATCCTGCATTTTTTTAGTCAATGACCTCAGTCTTGCGCTAATTTCAGTAGGTTCGTTTATGTAATCCAGGTATGTAGTCCGATCAGACGGGGATTTTTGCTCATACTCATGGTCTAGTCTGTGCCTTCCCATAAGAACGTCTCTAATTTCTGGTCTTACGTTCTCAAAATCCTCTCCAGCTTCGTAATAGTAAAAAGGACGGCTCACTTGACTAAGTTCCCCAGTCTCTGGATCGGGCTCCCATCGGTCTTCATACCCGACTGCTGGTCTACCACCAACAAACCTAGTGTCTAGTTTGGTTCTTGTGTCAGCAAATCCGTTAGATGTAGTGAGAGCCACAGGTTCTCCTAGCGTATGAGACAGTTCGTGCGTAGCAACAGACGGATAATCACTTCTAACCTCTGTTCCTCTTACGGGTTGTCTTAAATCAATGAATGTAGCTTCTCTTTCTGGGTAGCTTACACCAGCAAGTCCGCTGTCGCCACCTGGATCAGCGTCTACATAGCGTAATTGATCTTCTGCAAACCCAATTCTCTCGTATTCTGGAGATTCCTCCATCCCCATTTCGCTATAAACTAAAGCCCTACCACCTGTCGATCTTCTGTAATCGTCAGATTGCATCCATCTTCTCATAAAATCAGCGTCATCACTCGTAGATGGGGCTTTTTTTACGGGTTTAATTGGACCTCCGTTTGACTTTAAGACTCGCACTGTTTAGAATGTTGGCGTATACATTCCGTGACGCTGCTCAAGATGGTGTTGCCTTCTGTCCGCGCTTCTAGCTCTGGCTCTGTTAATATTGTTGTAGAATGGATTTCTTATAAAAGCACCTCGTTCACCCGCTTCTTTATCTCTCCATAACTGTACACCTTCTCTTCTATCGAGTTTTCTCTCTCTTTCTCTTGCTCTGTAAAGCTGATCCCACTTATTTCTTTCTATGTTGCTAGCAAGCCTATCTAAGGCTCTAGAAAGTTTAGGTTGAACCTCGTTTGGATTAATGTCTTGCCCTTTGCTTTCTTTTCTTGCCATGTATCTATTCAGCCTTTTAGTTGACATAGACTCCAATTTTTCTTGCTCTTTAGCCTTTCTTTCCTTCAGTCTTTCAGCGGTGTTTTCCTTAATTTTTTGTGATAAGCCGCTTGCGATAGACCTTACGGTAGGGACATTTTGTTGTCTACTCGTAATTCTACCTTCCTGACCTGGACCAATCTCTCTTCTTGAGGTTTTTCTGTGATAGGCTTTTCGCGCTCTTTCATTTCTTCTGTTTTCTCTTCTTTTCCTCCTTCTATTTTGTCCAGCTACAGTGATCAAAGGCTTAGGTTCTCCACCCTGAGCGTATTTTTTTACTGGTTTAGCCATTACTTAACTCTTTTATATACTGTTTTCTTTTTGTTCTTTTTTACAGCTTCGTTCTTGATCACTACTTTATCTGCAATCCGCTTAATAGGACTGTCCTTACCTACACCTTTTGCTTTGAACTCATAAGAACTCTTGTTCTTGCCTTTTTTGATGATCTCTTTTCCTTTGACAGGTACTTTACCTCCGTCAACTTCTACATCAAAAGTCCCTTTACGAACGTTTCTCTTTTTAGGTCTCATGAATATTTATTTTTTGTTTTAGCAAATATAGTCAATATTGAGTACCCTAAAATGAGCAAACAGACTACGAAAGATCAAGACAGTCTTCGTGCCTGCACAACTTATATGCTTGATTGACGCTTCGGAGCTTCTGTTTTAGTGCGTACACGCACGTTTCTAAGATATCTCCTTAGTCTTAAAACAGCTTCGGAGCTTAATCGCTAACAAGCTTGGCAAAGTTACAACTTTTTTTTGTAAAAGTCAAGTGTGAAGCAATGCTTTAAGTAAACTATACAAGTCTCTATGTAACAGCATGTTAACCATCGTTGGATGGCGTTTTGTGAATATTTCCGTGAATATTTTTCTGCGTCATACAGATCGTGGGGATTCTACACACTTACCAGCGTTTGGTCGTAAAACCCGAAATTGACCCCAAAAACCCCGTGGGAAGGCAATTGTGCGGTTTTTCAGCAGATTTTTAGCTTTTTCAAAGCTAATGGGCATCTTTTTAGCTTCTACGAAGCTAGAGCTGACATCAGTTAAGTAACTGATAGTCAGGAGGATGAGAAGGATTGGTTAGAAACAGGGTGAACTGAAGCTTGTAACAAGCTCAATGCGAGCGCGGCGCAATCCCCTCCCCCTCCCCTCCCCAACTTTGCTCACCCTCAAATCCGATGGCTCACTTCCAACCGCGCAGGAATCATCTACGATGATCGTATTAGTTGGCTACCAACCGCATGAGTTAGCGAAGCTAACCGCAGGAGTTGGAGAAACTAGATATAGATTAGAATAAGAATGGAATTC